CGGAAGATTTGGAAAGTCTAAACCAATTGATGGTAAAGCAGTTAAAGAATAGATACAACGACCCTGGCCTCAACAAAAGATTTGTTGTAGGGATTGACAGGGCTCGAATGAAACTATACGATTGTGAACAGGAAGCACAGGATGACATTATTGACAGTGGACAAGATGAAGGAGCAACTTTTGATAAAACAACTTTCGGAGTGGGTCTTGGGAAAGACAAGACTTATGAGAAATTTTCGGACATCAAAGTATAAGAAACCAAAGTACTTTGTAAATCAAAACCAAAAGAAGTGGGAAGTAATAGAATTTCCTACTAATGATATTATTCGTGTATTTAAAAGAAAGATTGACGCTGAAATGTTTTCAGAACAACTTACTAAGAATCCACCTTTTGGTGAGCGGCCTATACCACAATTTTTAAAGAACAATAAACTTGACATTGTAGAATAACCATGTTATATAAATAGTATTGAAATTATTTGTATGAATGGAAATGGTGTTAAATGTCAATCAGAAAGTTTTATCGTCAGATAAATCCTATCAAGGAATCTACTGTATCTCTTATTGAAAAGGTAAGAGAACTCCATGAGGAAACTCTACCCACAGATTTTTTTGATGGGTTTACCCATGAAGTAAATACCAAGGCCAGTTCTTCTGTAAGAACTGTCTATACAGTGCGTTCTACTGATAGGGAAACAGACAGAGATGAAATCCTAAGAAGAATGCGTCAGGCTGGTATTGATGCAAATCTAGGTTCATCTAGTTCTAGTGTTGACCCTATTGATGGTGAGATTGATGGTAAACGATTTAGGGTAAATGTCAAACCTATGTCTGGTGGTATGCAAGAAACCACACTGAATTCTAGTATCACAGAACTATTTCCATGTATCGCCTTTGAAAAGGGATACTCCCCCAGAAATGCAGAAGATTTTCACAAATACTTACTTGACATTGATGTAAGTAAATTAAAGTGTGTGAATACAAAAGACACTGCGGCCGCACAAGAAACAATCAATAAGGCAGATACTTCTTCCAAGTTTACAGAGAAGATGGACAATGCAATTGGTATTTTACAGTATCTAAAAGATGCAAGTAAAGATAAATCTATTTCTGAAGTATATTGGGGATATCGTGCAAAACCTGTTGGTGTTCCTAACAATCATCCTGGCGATATGTTTATCAAGTATAGTGATGGTAAGTTTCTAGGTGTCAGTCTAAAGGCTGGTGGTAAGAAAACTTCTGAACCACAACTTAACACATATGTTCGTCCAGTGTTCACTGCATTTGGTGAAACACGAATGATGGAAACATTACGTTCTACTGCATACGCACAAGTTTATTCTAAGATTAAAGGTATGCCTGCACTTGCTGGTTTTGATGGTGGTGCAAATGGTAGAAGTCCAGACAGAAGAAAGACTGAAACTATTCTGAAGGATTATGATAAAAAGAACAACGCCGCATACGAAAAAGATTATGATGCAGTTTTAGAGATTATGAGAAAGGGTGTTGTTGAACTCTTTAATAAGAGTAAAGACAAAACACTAAAATATATTCAGTCTGAAGTGTTGAGAGATGCACCAGACGTTCCAACAATTGTTGTCAAAGCAGTTGGTTCAGATTATGAAGAAGTTACAGACAGAGATGCAGTTGGTGTGTTTTTGCCACAGGTAAAATTTATTAAGGCATATGCATCTCGTTCATCCAAACAAGATTGGTTTATTGAACTAAAGTCTGGTACAGAAACAATCACAATGAAGATGTCTATTCGTTCTAACAAATCTGGCCATGCTGGTAAAAAGAAACTAGGACAGTTCCCAACAGGACTGGCAATCAAATATAACGGACTTGCAAAATGATAAAGTTTGGTACATTTCTTACAGAAGATAAGGGTGGAAAGAACCTACATCTAGAACATATTGAGGATGAAATCCTTAACTATGGTATTACTGGTGGACGGGCTTCCATTAACTTTGTTCGTTCTTTAAGAGATATGCTCGCTGGTAATTCACGTTCATCAATCGACATGACTGTGAAGTGGGATGGAGCGCCTGCGATTTTCGCTGGTATTGACCCTGCCGATGGTAAATTTTTTGTTGCAAAGAAATCAGTTTTCAATATAGACCCAAAACTGTATAAGTCAATCGCAGAGATTGATGCAGATAATTTATCTGCCGCATTGAATAGTAAATTCAAAGTTGCATTTGAAGAGTTTTCTAAGTTAGGTATTAAGGATGTTCTTCAAGGTGACTTGATGTTTACAGATGACGTATCCACAGAAACTATTGATGGTAAGAGTTTTTATACATTCCAACCTAACACTATTGTATATGCAGTAGATGTAAATTCGGATTTTGGTAAAAAGATTAAAAATGCAAAGATTGGTGTGGTATGGCATACCACTTATAGAGGTAAGTCTCTACCTGATATGAAAGCATCTTTTGGTGCAAACATCAGTGGACTACAATCTCCATCAACAGTATGGATGGATGATGCAACATACAAGGATGTATCTGGTAAGGCAACAATGACAGATTCAGAAACCGCCGCCGTAACATCATCTCTGTCTGCGGCTGGTTCAACATTCAGAAAAATCAATTCGTCATTACTTTCAAATTTCTTGAACTTGCAAAATACTTTTACAGGAAATTTATCTGGTGCATCACTCAAGACATACAACAACTCAAAGGTTCGTAAGGGTGAAACTATTACTAATCCTAAATCACACGCACAGGGTTATTTGAAGTGGGTTGATGATGCATTTCAAAAACAGATTGATAAACTCAAGACACCAAAAAATAAAGAGGCGTTAGAGGTTAAGAAAAAAGAAACTATTCGTGAACTGAAAAAACATACAACTAATTTGACAAATATTATTACGTTTCAGAACCACATCGTTGATGCAAAGATGGGGGTTGTAAAGAAACTAAATACTGTAAAGAGCATTGGAACTTTCATCAAAACATCCAATGGGTTCAAAGTTGTAAACCCAGAAGGTTATGTTGCAATTGATAGAGTTACAGGTGGTGCAGTTAAATTAGTAGATAGAATGGAATTCAGTTTCAATAACTTTACTGCAATAAAGGCATGGGATAAATGAAAACATTTAAGGATATTAGAGAGGCTCGTGGGGATACTTGTGTATTTACCTTTGGTAGATTCAATCCACCGACCATTGGACACGAAAAACTAATAGAGAAAGTTGCGTCAGAAGCAAAGAAAGTTGCTGGTGCGCCTTACTACATTTATGCATCACACTCAGAAAATCCTAAGAAAGACCCACTGCCGTATACTAAAAAAGTTGCATACATGAAAAAGATGTTCCCAAAACACGCAAGGAACATTATTGTAGACAAGGCAAGAAATGTGTTTGAGATTGCAGTCTCACTACACAATAAAGGACATAGATCAATAATCATGGTTGCTGGTTCTGATAGAGTTGCAGAATTTGAAAAACTACTGAACACATATAACGGTGTAGAAGCGAGACACGGTTACTATGGTTTTGATAACATCGAAGTTATATCTGCTGGTGAAAGAGACCCAGATGCAGAAGGTGTTACTGGAATGTCTGCATCCAAGATGAGGGCAGCCGCATCTGCAAATGATTTTGACCAGTTTAAACTTGGACTTCCTTCTGGTTTTAGACAGGGAATGTCTTTGTTCAAAGATGTTCGTAAGTACATGGGTATTCGTGAATCATTTATCACACACCAAGTACAACAAACAGAAGAAGATGTAATTCGTGATATGTATGTCGAAGGAAAAATCTTTACAATCGGTGAAGAAGTCACAGACACATATACAGGTGTTACAGGAAAGATTATTCGTAGAGGAACAAACTATGTTACCTTTATGTCAGAAGATGGTGAAACATATAAGAAATGGTTGTATGAAATAGAACTCGCAGAAGAAAATCCATGTTGGGATACTCACAAACAAGTTGGTATGAAAAAGAAGAACGGTAAGATGGTGCCAAATTGTGTACCAAAAGAAGATGCCGTTGTAGAAAAACAAGACAAAGATATTAAAGACAAGAAGGGAACTCAACCGGCCAAGTATTTTGCAAAAGATGCTGAAGGTGATGAAATGGCAAAGTCTACAAAAGACAAGAGAGATGCACATTTCAATAAAGGTAGAGCAAAAGATGATGATGACCCTAGTGCATATGAACCAGCGCCAGGCGATAAGTCTGCAAAGACTAAACCATCAAAGTATACAAATCAGATGAAAAAGAAGTTTCCAGATTTGTATAAAGAAGGTGCCGCAGATAAATCTCTTGCAAAGAAAGCAGAGGCATCTGGTATTTCAGTATCTATTTTGAAACAGGTTTACAAAAGAGGTGTCGCCGCATGGAGAACTGGACATAGGCCAGGAACTACTCCTGAGCAATGGGGCCATGCAAGAGTCAACTCTTTTATTTCAGGCGGTAAGACAAGAACAACTGGTGATGCAGATTTGTGGAAGAAACACAAAGGTAAGTCTGAAGATACAGAGGTGGGGGAGAAGAAATATCTTAGAACTCATCCGAAACTGAAGAATCTAAAAATCCCAGTAAATAGAAAGAAGGGTAGAATTTTAAAGCCAGGAGATAAGGCATTTAAGGATTCGTATGAGATTGGTAAAGATTATGCAGATCATGCCCGTAAGATTACCCCCTTCCAAGAACACACTTCATGTTGTGATGACTGTGCAGAAGAATCAACTTTGATTGAATCTAATGTATATCGTGTAGGTTCAGAAAAGTATTATGAATTCTTTCAAGAGAAAAGAGATGAATACAAAATCGGAGTTTACGAACCAACAGGTTTTGATAAAGAAATCATGGAAGGTGATTTAGGTAAGTTTGATATGTATCAAGGACAACACGTTCCATTGGATTGTCCTATGATTGAAGAGAAAGATGTAGAACTAAACAAACCAAAAGTCGGTGGGCCAAAGAAGTACTATGTGTATGTCAAAGACCCAAAGACAGGTAATGTCAAGAAAGTCACATGGGGTGATACAACTGGACTAAAAGTAAAGTTGAGTGATAAAGAGGCACGAAAGAGTTTCGCCGCCCGCCACGATTGTGAGAATGCAAAAGACAGAACCAAAG